ATCGATGCGTCCGAGGAGGCCATGATCCAGAACGATTCGGCGCCCGCGACCCCGCCTGGGACGCCTTACATCTCGGCCTTCCAGCAGGATCTGACCTTGCTGCGGATGCGCATGTCCCACTCCTGGGCCGTGCGCCACCCGGAAGCAATCGTCTGGGCTACTTCGTCCGTGTAATCGGGCACTGGGCGCGCCCGACCCCCCCAACCCTAGGGGCGCGCCCTTTTTTCGAGGTAAACGAAATGCGCGCATTGGTGCTGATCCCCATGGAATGGCAGGGCAAGTTTCGCCGCCAGGATGACATCATCGAGGGCGAGCCCGCCGATCTCAAGGCGCTGGAATGGCGGGTCAGGATTCTCGACGAGACGAATACCGCCGACATGGAGCCCGCTGCCCGCAAGCGCGGCTATAACACGCGATGAGCCTGCTGGCCCGCATCAGCGCGGCCCTGCTGCGATTGGTCAAGCGCGATATTGGCGGCAGCCGCGTCTTCTGGCCCGACACCTCCTGGCAGACCGGCAGCGGCGTCAGCCGCGCGACCGAGTTGACGTGCAGCGCGGTCTTCGCGGCCATCGATCGCATATCCAGCGACATCGCGAAGATCCCGCTGCGCCATTGGCGCGTGCAGCCAGACGGGACGCGCGTCGAGCTGACGACATCGCCGGTCTTGCGCGTCTGGCGCCAGCCGAACAGCTACCAGACCGGCTTCGATCTCATGAAGGCCATCGTCTCGTCTCAGCTCTATCGTGGCAACGCCTATGTCTATTGCCCGCTCAATGGCAAGAACCAAGTCGTCGAGATGCATTGCCTGTCGCCCGATGCGGTCTGGCCTTACGTCTTCGGCGATCAGGTCTGGTATCGCTGCAGCCAGGATCAGCTGGCCGAGATCCAGCCGCAGCAGATGATCCCCGCCCGCTACATCTTCCACCACCGCATGGGCGCGGCCTCGGCGCTCCTCGGCATCTCGCCCCTGATCGCTGTGGCGACGACCGTGCTCGGCAGCCAGGCGATCGAGCAGCACTCGATGGCCTTCTTCGCCAACATGGCGCGTCCCAGCGGCTATCTGACGACGGCCGGGAAGCTCGATCGTCAGAAGGCCGAGGAGCTGAAGAAGCGCTGGCAGGACCAGCACGGCGGCATGGGCCAGGCGGGCAAGACGCCTGTGCTCGAAGAGGGGCTCGAATACCGGCAGCTGACGATGACCGCCGTCGATGCCCAGCTGATCGAACAGCTGCGCTGGGGCATCGAGAACATCGCTAGGGTTTTCCAGATCCCCGCGTTCCTCATCGGCGACATGACCCGCATGATGGCGCGCAATTCCGAGCAGCTGATGCGGATCTATTTCGCGAGCTGCCTGATGGCGCATTACGTTTCAATCGCCCAGCGCATCAACATCTTCTGGGAGCTGGACACGCAGCGCGAATATGTCGAATTCGACGTTGACGAGCTATTCCGCACCGAGTTCGACGTGCGTATCGCTACATTTGCCAAGGCCGTGCAGGGCGGGCTCGCCACCGTGAATGAGGGCCGCGAGGGCGCCTTCAGCTTCAATCCCGTGGCCGGCGGCGACCAGGTCTTCATGCAGCAGCAGATGGTCCCGATCACCATGCTCGGACAACAGCCCGTCGGACCCGAGCCGCCGACAGCCGATGAGATGGCGGCGGCCTTCGCGCTCGAAGTGCAGCGGAGATTGGCGCGATGGGCGGCGTGAATCCCGTCGCCGCAGGCCTGGCGCGGCAATTCCTCGATGCCGTCGAGCCCTTCCTGCTGCAGCTGCGCCACGAGCAGGCCGAGCGTCTGGCAGCCTTTCAGGAAAGTCTCGGCGCCTATGTCGAAGCGATCGTCGATCGGCGCTTGTGCGAGCGCATGATCGCGCAGGCCGTACCCCTGCAGGCCTGCGGGCTCTATACCGCCGGAATCCATTACCGCCCCGGGGCGCTGGCCACGCATCGCGGCGGCCTCTGGCAGGCCCGCGACGACACACAAGCCGAGCCCGGCACGGGCCTCGATTGGCGCCTCATCGCCAACGGCATCGCGGATCTCTCGGGCAGCGTCGATGAAAACGACCCACGCTTGATGACCTTCTCGATGCATCTGGCGAGCGGCGACCAGATCAATCTCGAGCACCGCCTGCCGCTGCCGCTCCATCGCGGACGCTACGAGGCCGGGACCGAATACCAGCAGGGCGACGAGGTGGCGCTGAACGGCTCGAGCTGGCGGGCGCGCGAGACGACGATGACGAGCCCGCCCGGCTCGGCCTGGCTCCTGGTGGCCAAGACCGGCGAGCGACGGAGGGCCGAGCCATGAGCTGGGCCTGGCAGCCGTGGACCATCACCGATCTGGCGCTGCAGCCCGTCGACGCGACATATCGGCTGCAGAACATCACGCGGCCCTCGGGCCTGGCGATCGATTTCCCGACGGTCTGCCAGCATCTGCGCATCGGCAGTTCGACGGGGCCGGAGGCCGTCAACCAGCAGACCCTAATCCAGGCGATGATCGCGGCGGCCGCCGGCGAGGTCGAGCGCTACTGCGATATGGCCGTGCTGACGCAGAAATGGCGGCTCTTCACGGCTTCGCTCACCGGGCGCCCGGCCTACTACTACAGCAGCATGGCCTATCCCTATCGCGGCTATGACCAACCGCGCTTCCTGCTGCCGAAGCCCCCGCTCGCCAGCGTCGATCTCGTGAGCGTCGACGGCAATACTGTCAACGCTTCGCTCTACACCGTCGTCCGCGACGACCGCTTGCCGGGCAGCCTCGTCATCGGCTCGAGCTTTCCGATGTCGGCGACCGCGTTGCCCAATTCGATCATCGTCGAATTCACCTGCGGCTATGCCACGGCGGCGGCCATCCCGCCCGAGTTGGTGCAGGCCATGCTGCTCATGATCGGGACGTGGTTCATGAACCGGGAATCGGCCATGGCCTACACGCTCTCGGTCCTGCCCGAGATCGGCGTCGCGGATCTGCTGGCGCCCTACAAGAGCGAGGTGCTGGCATGAGGCCGATGATCGGGCCTGGGGGCCGCATGAACTACGTCAGCCTCTACAAGCCCTCGGGCATGCTCGATGCCATGGGCCAGCCCGACGGCAATTATGTCTGGGTCGACGACGTCTGGGCCGACATTCGCCCGACGACGGCGCGCGAGTACACGGCGAGCCGGCAAACGGAAGCCGCCATCGATGCCGTCATCATCGTGCCCTATCGCATGGCGGCACCGGCCATCGAGGCGACGTGGATCATCGTCTATGGCAACGAGAAATATGACATCCAGAGCCAGGCCGAGATCGGCTATCACGAAGGCACCAGGCTGCTCGCCCGCGTGAGGCAGCCCTGATGGCCGATTGGAATCCCGCCGCCGGCAGCTGGGTCAAGGTCGAGGTGAAGGGCCTCCGCGAGCTTCAGGAGACACTGAAGCGATTGCCCGCAGTCATGCAGGAGAAATTGGTTCGCCAGGCGGCGAGCGCGGGCGCCAAGGTGATTCAGGACGAGGTGAAGCGACGGGCGCCCGTGCGCAGCGTTCCCCCTGGCAGCCACGCAGGCAAGCGCGTCAGCCGCAAGAAGGCCGAGCGGCGCTATCCAGGCAATCTCAAGGGCCACATCAATCGCAAGCGCGTGAACAGGGGCAAGGGCGATAGCGTCTCCTATGACATCTTCCCCTCGAAACACGGCTGGTATGGCCGTCTCCTCGAATGGGGCACGCGCCACGCGAGCGCGCATCCCTTCATGCGGCCTTCCGTCGACGCCAAGGGCAGCGAATCGATCGAGAAGTTTCGCGCCACCATCGCGGCAGGCCTCGATCGCGCCGTCGAGGAGGCCAAGCGATGACTATCGATCCGACGCTGGATATCGAATATCAGGTCCGCGCCTTCCTGCTCGCCGATGCCGACGTCGCCTCGGTCGTGGGCACGCGCGTCTTTCCCGCGCCGGCGCCGCAGAATACGGCGGCACCCTTCGTCACGCTGCAGCGCGTCTCGACCGAGCGCGTCTATAGCGACGACGGCTATTCGAAGCTGTGCGGCCCGCTGCTGCAGATCGATTGCTGGTCCGATGCGCCGGAATATGCGGGCAGCTACCTCGAGGCGAAGAAGGCCGCCCAGGCCGTGCGCCACGCGCTCAATGGCTTTCGCGGCATGATGGGGCCGCTACGCGTGCAGGAGACGACCATCGAGACCGAGCACGATCTCTTCGACGCGCAGGACCGCACGCGACGCGTCTCGTACGATTTCCGCTTCTGGCACGACGATGGCTAACCAAGGAGGATGAGATGGCAAGCAAGGCCATTCGCACGCAAGGCACGGCGATCGCGTACAAGGTGCCGCCCGGCTCGACGTTCCTGCCGCTTGGCGAGGTCATCAGCTTCGATGGCCCTGGCGGGCGGGGCAGCGTCATCGATATCACCAACCTCGCCTCGACGGCCAAGGAGAAGCTGCCGGGCCTGCCCGATGAAGGTCAGCTCGCCATGGTCGCCAACTTTCACGGCGCCGACGCGGGCCAGCAGGCCCTCTATAACGCCCGCAATGCGCAGACACTGATCTCGATGCAACTCACACTGACCGATGCCAGCATCATCGTCTTCAACGGCTATATTCTCGAATACAAGCTGACGGGCCGCGCTGATTCCAAGGTCGAGCTGGCGCTCACCATGGAGATCACCGGGCTCGGCACGCCGACATGGGGAACGACCTGATGGCGTGGAGTCGCGACCAGATCGTCTCGGTCAACGATCTGCCGATCAAGGAGGTGCCCGTGCCCATGTGGGGCGACGGCGCGACGGTCTTCCTGCGTACCATGACGGCCGCCGACCGGGATCTATGCTTCCTGCTCGCCCGCAAGGGCGATTCGCAGGACGTCGATCCCTACAATTTTCGCGCTCGGCTGCTCGTGTTCTGCATCTGCGACGAATTCGGCGTGCGCCTCTTCCGCAACGACGAGGCCGACGTGCTGGGCGCCAAATGCGGGGCGGCGATCGGCCATCTGTTCGCCGAGGCTCAGAAGCTGAATGGTATGACGGGGGATATCGGGACCGAGATCGAGGCCGCCCGAAAAAACTCTTAGCGCGCCCCACGCGGCGATTCTATTTCCGCCTGGCGGCGCTCCTGGGATGCACCGTGCAAGAGCTGACGCATCGCATGACGGTGACCGAGCTGATCGAATGGCAGGCTTATGATCAGCTCGAGCCCTTCGGCGAGGGCCGCCTTGTGCTGCAGATGGCGATGGCCATGCGCATGCAGCTGCGCGGCGATCCCAAGCTCACGGATCTCGTGCCCTATTACCTCGAGCCGCTGCTGGCGGCGAGCGAGCCTGACGAAAACCAGCAACGCCAGGTTAGCGAGCGCCTCGCCGCATATTTCCAGCGTCGCTTCGGGGCCAGGCCTAAACCCAACGGCGAGATGAAATCCGATGGCTAGCGCCGGCAAGGTTGAGATCTCTCTAGTCGCCGAGACGTCGCGCTTCCGAGCCGACTTCCAGAGCTTCGCTCGCGAGATGGGCGGCCACGTCTCCTCGCTGCAGCAATCGTTCGAGGGCCTGGCGGGCAAGATCCGCTTCGCCATGGACGCGCTCGGCGGCTTCGGGCTCGCCCACGAGGCGCTCGCGATGGCGAACTGGGTACACGACGCCGCCGCCTTCGGCGCCCAGATCTCGACCATGGCGCAGCAGATCGGCGTCGGCACGAAGGCGCTGCAGGAGATGAAGTTCGCCGCCAGCGAGAGCGGCGTCGGCTTCGACAAGGTGCAGACCGGGCTGGAGGCCTTCGCGCGGACCGTCGGCGAGGCCCAGGAGGGCAACAAGGACGCGATCGACGCCTTCAAGTCGCTCGGCATGGGGATCGACGATGCGAGCGGGCATCTGCGCCCCTTCGAGGATCTGATCCATGAGGCGGCGGCGCGCATCGACGCCATCAAAGATCCAGTCGAGAAGGCGACCGAGGCGCACAAGGTCTTCGGCCGCGAGGCCCAGAACATGCTGCCGGTGATGCACCAGCTGGGCGCGGGCTGGACCGATCTGCAGGCCAAGGCCGAGGAGTATGGCCAGGTCTTGCCCGACAGCGTGATCGAGGCCGACAAGAAGATCACCGACGACTGGGACGGCATGGTGACGACGTGGAACAACATCTGGGCCACGATCGCCGGGACGTTCAGCGGCATCGTCGCGGGCTTCCGCGACTATCTATTCACGCCGCTGATGAACTTGGAGAAGGGTTTTCTGGATCTGATCCAGCAGTATCCCGCCCTCCTCGGGATGCTGGTGACGGGCGGCCACATCCTGGGACCGCCCTCGGGCATGCCACTGATGACGCCGTCGGCGCCGAGCCCGGCGGCCAACAATCTGCAGAATACGTTCCTTCAGGCCGACGTGGCGTCGCGTGCGCTCGTCGGCGGCGAGATCAACCCGCCCTATGCGAAGACCGGCGGCGGCGGCGGCGCCCGGGTGCGCGATGCGGCGGCGGAAGCCGCCAAGCGCGAGGAAGACGCGGTCAAGCGCGTCGTCGAGCAGCTGAAGTTCGAGGCCGACACCGCAGGCATGGACGTCGACAACCTGCGGCTCATGAACGCGCTGCGCCAGGCGGGCACCGATCTGACGACCGCCTACGGCCAGCAGATTCTGAAGGCCTGGCAGGCCGAAGTGAAAGCGGCTGAAAGCGCGCGCAAGGCGGCCGAGGGACAACGGCAGCTGAATCAGGAGCGCACGCAGGCAACGCAGATCGTCGAGCGCTTCAAGACGCCGATGGCGAAGCTCATCGACGATTACCGCACGCTGAACCAAGCGTTGAAGGACGGTGTCATCTCGCAGCAGGACTGGATCGACGGGACCAAGGGCGTGCTGCAGGCCCAAAAGGATCTCGACGACGGGACAAAGCAGCTGAACCAGGACATCGCCGAGACGGCCAAGACCATCGGCACGGATCTGGGCGATGCGCTCGCCGCCGGCGTCACCGGCGCCAAGACCTGGAAGGAGGCGATGACCGATGCCATCAAGAGCATCGTTCAAGAGCTGGCCAAGCTGGCGCTCAAGCTGGCCGAGAAGCCGCTCGAGGATTTCATCGGCAACCTCAATCTCTTCGGGCCGTCGATCGCCAACGCGGGCGGGCTGGAGCCCTTCGTCACTGCCAGCGGCGCGCCAGGTGGCTACGTGCACGCCGTCTCGGGCATCACGGGCCACCAGGCGGGCGGCCATATCGGCGGGGCCTCGATCGTCGGCGAATACGGCCCCGAGCTTTTCGTGCCCGACACGCCTGGCATGGTCTTGAGCAACGACACGCTGACGCATGGGCTTAGGCGCGGCGGCGGCACGCACTATCACGTCGATGCGCGCGGCGCCGAGCTGGGGGTCGAGACGCGCGTCATGGCCGCGCTTCGCGAGTTGCACCGCTCGATCGAGCCCCGCGCGGTGGCCGCCGTCGATGCCTCGCGCCGGCGCGGCGGCGCCATCGCGCAGACCTTCAGGCGGTGAGACCATGACGACATATCCGATCGATCTGCCGACCACGCCCGCCTTCAAGACCCTGCGCTACACGCCGCGCAGCATCGTCTCGGTGAGCCGCTCGCCCTTCACGGGCAGCCAACAGGTCTATGTCCATCCCGGGGCCTGGTGGGAGGCCGAGGCGCTCCTGCCGCCGATGGGGCGCGCGGCGGCCGATGCCTGGAACGCGGCGCTGCTCTCGCTCAATGGCGCCCAGGGCACGTTCCGATTGATCGATCCGGTCGGCAAGACGCCGCGCGGCTCGGTCGGCGGAACGCCGGTCATCTCGGGCGGTCCGACGACCGGCAATCTCATCACCATCAGCGGCTGGCCCGCCTCGCAGCCCGTGCTGGCCGCAGGCGATTGGCTGCAGATCGCGGGCGTGCCCGGGCTCTACAAGAGCGTTACCGGCGCCACGAGCAGCGGCGGCGGCGTCGCCAGCACGACCATCTGGCCGGCGCTGCGCGGCTCGGCGGCCAACGGCAGCGCCATCACGACGGCGAGCTGCTTCGGCATCTTCCGGCTCACGGCCGATTGGCAAATGCAATGGGACGAGGGCCAGCTACAGATGACGCTTAGCTTCAAATGCGCGGAGGTCGTCTAGATGCCGCGCTCCAATATGGACAGTGCCCTGCTGTCGCAGCTCGCGGCGGGCACGGTCAATCTTGTCTTCTTCTTCGAGGGGTTTTTCGACACCACGGTCAGATTCTGGACCGGCATCGGCACGCTCACCTGGGGCGGCAACAGCTGGACCGGCGCCGGCGATCTTATCGGCCTGTCGCAGATGCAGGAGACGGGCGAGGTCAAGGCGATCGGGCTCACCGTCTCGCTCTCGGGCGTGCCGCCGTCCACGCTCTCGCTCTGCCTCGGCTCGATGCACACGGGCCAGATCGTCAACGTCTACATCGGCTGCTTCGACGTCCAGACCGGGCAGATGATCTCGACGCCTTATGCCTTCTTCACCGGGCGCGTCGACGTGCCCACGATCACCGACGGCGCCGATACCGCGACGATCGGCTTGCTGCTCGAGAACCGCCTCATCGATTTCGAGCGCGAGCGCGTCCGTTTCTTCAACACCCAGACGCAGATCCAATATTTCCCCGGCGATAAGGGCTTCGACTATGTCGCCTCGCTCGTCGATCAGCAGGTCATCTGGGGGGTCGCCTCGACGTCATGATCGAGCGGCGGCAGGATTGGCAGACGATTCTCGGCGACATGATCGCGGTAGCGGCATATGGCTCATTCGCCTGGGGGACGCACGATTGCGCGACGTGGGCGGCCGATGTCGTGCGGGCGATCAGCGTTGCGGATATTGATCTCGCCGCCGACTTCCGGGGCCGATATCACGATGGGGCCGAAGGTCTGGTGCTGGTGCGCCGGCTCTGCGGCGGCGGGCTCGAGCGGCTGATGGAGCGCTTCGCGTTGCACCATGGGCTCGACGAAATCACCCCGGCGCTCGCTTGGCGCGGCGACGTTGCGCTGACCGACACCGAGCATGGTCCCGCGCTCGGCATCATGTGGAGCGAGGCCGCCTGCTTCGTCGCGCCCGAAGGCCTCGGCTTCGTGCCCCGCCGGGGCGTGCGCCGATGCTGGAGGATCGGCTAGATGCCGCCCGTCGTCGGCGCGGTCGCGGCGACCGTTATTGCGGGCGCCAGCGCCGCTGCGGCCGCCGGCGGCATCACCGCCGCCGTGCTGACGTCGATGGCGATCGCGTTCGTGGGCAATCTCGTGATGGGGGGCTTGAGCCAGCTCCTCGGCGGCAGCAATCAGAAGGCTGCCTCGATCGAATCCCAGACGGTCAACATGAAGCAAAGCCTGCTGCCGTGGAAAGTGATCTACGGCCGGGCGCGCGTCGGCGGCGGCTGGGTCTACATGCATACCACCGGCAACGCCACAATCGGCTATAACGAGGCCTTCATGGGAGCCCTCGTCCTGGCCTGCCATCAATGCGACGCCATCGAGAAGATCTGGTTCAACAACGACGAGGTGCAGCTCGACGCCTCCGGGGCGGCGACCGGGAAATATGCCAATTACGTGCATATCTGGAAGCACCTCGGCGATCCCGCCCAGGCGGCCGATTCCAATCTCATCACCTTCGGCGACGGCACCTGGACGACCGACCACCGGCTGCGCGGCCGCTGCTACATCGCCATCGATCTCGGATTCCAGAAAGACCTGTTCCCATCGCTTCCCGTGATCACCGCCGAGGTGCGCGGCAAGATTCTCTATGACCCGCGCACCGGCACCAGCGCGTGGAGCGACAACCCGGCGCTCTGCATCTATGACTATCTGACGGCGACGGACTACGGTATGGGATTCACCGCTGCGGAGATCGATACCGCCAATTGGCAGGCCGAGGCCAACCATTGCGACGAGATGGTGCAGGCCGCACCGGTCGGCGGCACGATCAAGCTGCCGATCGACACCTTCACCGCCGTCCCCAGCAAGACCTACACGCCGGGCGCGCCCGGCGCCTCGTCGACGACGACGACGAGCGCCTTCACCCTCAACAGCCAGCTCCTCGGCCTGCAGACCGGCGATCGCGTGCAGCTCTCCGGGGCGAGCCTGCCGGCCGGCGTCGTCGCGGGCACCAGCTATTACGTCATCCGCAAGGATCACAACGTCCGCGCCAGCAACAACGTGCAGCCGACACCGGTGATCCAGCTCGCCTCGAGCGCGGCCAACGCGGCGGCCGGAACGCCGATCGCCATCACGGGCAGCGGCTCAGGCTCGATCACCCGGATGAATTCCTTCTGGCTGCAGGACATCAACACGAAGAATCTGCTGACCGGGGATTCGGTCACCATAACCTCGCCCGGCACGGTCCCGCCGCCGCTCACCAACAACGGCACCTATTACTGGATCAGCTACGGCAAACAGGAGATCAAGGACGGCGCCGGCAATTTCGTCGCCTTCGGCTCGGGCTTCGTCGCCACGACGCAGGCCCAGGCGCTCGCCGGCGTCGGCGTCACGCTCACCGGCATCGGCAGCGGCGCGCTCAATGCTTTTCGCGCCAGCGAACGCCGCTATACCTGCAACGGCGTCGTCGACACCGCCACCAGGCCCAGCGACATTATCACCCAGCTGCTGTCGTCGTGCGGCGGGCGCCTCGTGCGCCAGGGCTCGCTCTGGCGCTTGCTCGTGGCGGTCTGGCGCGGCGCAGGCGGCACGCTCGGCGACAACGACCTGCGCGGGCCGATGACGGTCAATTCCCTGGTCTCGCGGCGCGAGCTGTTCAACGCCGTGCGGGGCACCTACATCGCGCCGGGCAATTGGGATCAGCCGAGCGACTTTCCGCCCTATCCGACGGCCGGCGGCCCGCTCGACGTCTTCATTGCCCAGGACGGCAACGAGCGCATCTGGTCGCAGAATATCCAGCTGCCGTTCACCAACGGGCCAAGCATGGCCCAGCGCTTGGCGAAGATCCTGCTGATGCAGGTCCGCCAGCAGATCACCGTCGTCTTCCCGGCCAAGCTGACCGCGTGGAATGACACCGTCGGCGACGTCGTGCAGGTCACTTCGCCGCGCATGGGCTGGACCAACAAGCTCTTCGAGATCACCGATTTCGTCTTCCGCCTCGAGAGCGGCGGCCAGGGTGCGGCACCCCTGCCCGGCATCGATCTCTCGCTACGCGAAACCTCGAGCGCCACATTCGATTGGGACAACAGCGCCGAGGTCACCGGCTGGTGGGCCTCGCGCTCGGGCCTGGCGCCACCCGACGTGCTCTCCGTGCCCGCCATCAGCAGCGCCAGCGAGACGCTCTACCAGACGCAAGGCGGTGCAGGCCAGGCCTCGGCCGCCAACGTCGCCTGGACGAATTCCCCCGGCGACGGCTACACGATCCAGTATCAGACGCAATATCACCTGGCGAGCGACCCGAACTGGACCGCGCTCGCCCCGCAGGATGCCAGCCTCGGCAGCAAGGCGACTATCGGTCCGCTCATGCCCGGCGCCTATGAGGTGCAGGTCCGCGCCATCAATCAATGGGGCAATGCCGGGGCCTGGTCGGCGCCCTATGCCTATTCGATCGCCGGCGTCACCACTGCCCCGCCGGACATCACCGGCTTTTCCGTCGTCGAGGTGAAGGCCCAGGGCAGCGCAACATGGAACGCAAGCCCGAGCGTCAACGTCCAGAACGGCGGCCACATCGAGATCAGATTCAGCGCGGCGGGCGCCGGCTGGGCGGCGGCCACGGTCAGCGGCCAATTTGCCGGCACTGCGACGGCCGCCTTTGTCCCGCTCGCCATCGGCACTTACTACGCCAAGGCGCAGGACAATGCCGGCAACTACTCGATCAACGCGGCCACCTCGGTCGTCAGCAGCCTAAGCTCCTTCGGCATCGCCCCGCCGCAGCTCACCAGCGCGACCACGTTCTATGTCCGCACCGATGGCAGCGATGCCAACAACGGGCTCGCGAACACGGCCGGCGGCGCTTTCCTCACGCTCATCGGCGCCTTCGCGACGATCCAGACTTACGATCTCAATTACCAGGCGATCACGATCCAATTCGCCGATGGCACCTATGCGGCGACCGCAAATAACATCATGCCGCAGCTGCGCAATGCAGGCACGATCACGATCCAGGGCAACACGACCACCCCTGCCAATTGCAATCTCTCGACCAGCGCGGGATCGATCCTCGCCGTCATCGGCATCTACAGCGTGACAATCCAGGGCTTCAAGGTGACGGGCACCACTGGCGGCGACCTGATCGCGGCTCGGCGTGCCGCCTCGGTCACCATTGGGATCATGGAATTCGGCGCCTGCAGCGGCAATCACCTGGCCGCAAGTTTCGGCGGCAACGTCAACATCAGCGCCGATTACACGATCTCGGGCGGCGGCCGCGCGCATCTCAGCGCTGTTCAAGATGGTAACATCGCCTTTGTCGGCGTCCGCACGCTGACGCTCACCGGCACGCCCGCGTTCACCGTCGCCTTCATCCAGCTGCTCGGCCAGTCCTATGTGACCTGGGGCAGCGCAACGGTCTGGAGCGGGGCCGCCACGGGCATCAAGGCGATCGTCCAGGACAGCGGCCTCATCGTCGTTTCCGGCGGCGTCGATTCCAATCTCAACGCTGCGATCCCCGGCGACCAGCTCATCACAATCCTGCCCGCCAAGCTGAAGCAGGACGCCTGGCGAAACCTGCTCACTAACTCGGCCGGCGCCTATGCCAACGGACCGATCGCCCCGCTCGCCCGCTTCGACGCGCAATATTGCCTGATCAATCGCTGGTATCTGCTCGCGTCGAGCACGGGCGCCATCACGCCTTCCGTGCTCTCGAATGTGGCGACGGGCATCCCCTTCATGATCCGGCTCACCAACGGGGCCACCTCGCAGCGCATTGGCTTTGCCCAGATCCTCGAGGGCCGCGAAGCGCGCGGTCTGCGCGGCCGCCAGGTCACGCTCTCGGGCGTCTTCTCGCGCGAGGTCGTCTCGGGCTTCCGCATGGCGATGCTCAGCTGGAATGGGGCCGAGGATCTGCCCCTCAAGGACATCGTCAATAATTGGGCCAGCGCCACCTACACGCCCGGCAACTTCTTCATTTCCGGCATTACCGTCGTCGGCGCCGCGAACATCACGAATCCCGCGACCGCCAGCACGGTCACCGTCTGCACGCCGATCACCGGCTACGTGCCTGTGGATTGCAACAACCTCTATGTCTTCTGCTGGTCTAATGCCGCCGTTGCTGCAAATACTGGCCTGATCGACTTTCGCCTGCAGCTCGAGATCGGCAACCTGATGACGGCCTACGACCAGCGCCCGCTCGATTTCGAGCGCATGCTCTGCGACCGCTACCTGCAACAGAAGACGGTCGAATCGCAAAATGGCTCGCGCCACATCCCGCTCTCGAAAATGCGCATTGCGC